GTTCTAGGCTGTCCAAAAAACTGACCTACCTTGTCATTCTTTGAGTAATTGCACCTAGTACATGCAGCGACAAGGTTGTCAGGCTCATCAGTTCCGCCTTTGCTTATCGGCATAACGTGGTCAACTGTTGTGGCATTTTCTGAGCCGCAGTATTGGCAGCAATAGCCGTCACGTATGAGTATCCGTTCTCTGATCTTGCGCCAAGCCCTAGTGTTGCCACCAGTAGCTCTTGCACTCTTGGTTGACATCAGTGGTATCCATTCTTTAACCAGAAGCGCCAAGCATTGCACATGCTGCCGTATCGGTTCTCAATGTATCGCTTAGACCAAGAGACCTGCTGAAAGCCGTCAAGGTTCTTGTACTTAACATTGCGCATTTGACCTATACCGTAATGACTACCGTTCTTTGCATTTACTCGCCAATTACTTTCCTTTGTTATTAGCTTGTAAAAGCACTGATATTGGCTGTCATTTACGATCTGGCTGTGTGCATATAGTTTAATTGCGTCCCGGTAATCGACTGCATAAGCAGAGCTGTTGCCTATTCCTGCGCTTGCGATTACTGATAACAGCACCGTTTTATTTATTTTCTTTTTAACTCCAGTGCTGAAAGAGTCATAATCATTCTGTTTCGAAGTCATAAAATCTCCTTCGACTTGTATGCTCCAGCGTACACCGTCAAGTCAAGTAGGCCAGAGTTATCCACAGATTTTGAGCATAGGCTTGGGCGTGTTGTCCACAGGTTATCCACAGGCTTCGTCCTCATGGTCAATGACGGCTGATTGCAAAGCAAATGATCCAGCCATGATTTCTCGATCCTCAATCTTGACTATAACTCCACACTGGCACTGATATGACATTTTAACAATGCTCATAATTCGTTAACCAATGCTTCATCTACAACCTTGACGCCAAATGTGCCACAACCTGAGCATTGGCTAAACCACTCGTGAAGCGTTAATTCTGCGCCCTTTGATAGCAAGTGCATTTTGCGCCCGTCACCGTAGAGCTTTGCGCAGATCGAGCAATCAAATATGAGTTGACGCATAGCTGCTCCTGACTAGATCGCCAATCGGATTGAGGCTGTCTTGATTGACCCACCAGCTGTCTTGCTGGCTATTCTTGAATTGCTTTTGCATGGCTTGCTTTACCGGCAACCAGCCAACAATGTAATACTCAGGCGATCTGCCAACGACAAGCACTGCAACATCATCAACACGATCATTTGGATACACGATAAGCGATCCGTTTATGTAGCTAGTCCACTTGACTTCCATGCCTTTGCCAACGTCTGCTTGATTTTTGCCATTGTTTTTGTTCAAATCGTAATCAACGCCAAAGTACCGAGCAACCACAATTTCTGCTGCTATAGACTCAGCATATTGTGCAACGCGTTCATATTGATTTAACTTTGCGTCATATCTTGGCTGTGTACTAAGTTCCACTCGTTCAAATATAACTGCGGCCGCTCGATTGTGGATTGCCCATTCATCAGCTTGAGACATTTTCATTTTTATCATCATTGCTGGCACGCCAGACAAATCCACAAAATGTTGTAATCATCACGACCACCTAATTTGGGCGCATAGTGTTGGCCTTTATCGCACCACTCGATTGCCGGTGGAATGACCTCATCTCGCAGCTCTGATCCGTCTTTGTCAATACGCAAGCGCGCACCTGTTGTCAGGTTAATCATCTCAAAGTCGCCCATGTTTATTGACGCTCAATCATTGGGCGTTCAGTTTTGCCTATGATTAAGTTATCTATATTTTCATAAACACTTGTTATTAAACCTTGCAGATTTGACAACTGCATAGTTATTTCGCATTTAACACATGAATAATCTTGTTTCAAATGCCAGATTTCTCCGCAACCGCCGCAAAGTATGTAATTTTTATCAACCAATGGTTTCAATTTTGACATATTTACACCTGTGGCTTCCACTGGCCGTCTGAGCCAAGCATGAACCAACGCGGCGCACATTGCTTGGCCTTGGTTTTCTCAACGCACATATAACCGCCCCAAGCCTTACCATTCTTATCGCCAGCACGCCAGATCATGTGACCATGTGCGCATATTGGCGCAGCTGCTATTTGCTGGCCGCCCAGCTGTGATTTGATTGCCTCGATTGCCTCTGACGCTGGCACTAAATCCTCGCTAATAGGCGTCGCCCATAAATCAACGTCGTCAGCGCTTGCACGTACAATTTGCGCGTCAATCTGTTCAACCTGTCGCATGTTTTCCTGAGTTGGCCTTGCGTCTGTTCCCAGTACTAGCCCGGCACACCTTCCGATTGCCGAAGTGACTGTGTCCTCAACAAACCACTTTTTCATGTTCACGTTATATGTGGCTACATTGCCAAATGCGTAGTCAATGCCTGCTGGCTGCTCGTCCTCGTATTTTTTGTATATTCGGCATTCAACCAATATGTAGCCTTTGGCTATGTCAACGTCAATGATCGACGTGTGGATTTTGCCATTTGGATAAGTTGCCCAAAAGCGCTTAATTCTTTCGGCAACACCTTCGTAGTTTTCTAAGAAGCTCATAGTTGCGCGCTCCTTTTGCTGCCTGCAATTTTGCCGCGTACATAGCCGACCCGATTGCCTTCGCGTAATCCAAAACTAAAACCAGCTGCAAAACCTAACAAGATCCCAATGCAGATCCACATGAATACTTCGCCTAGTGAGTACATATTTGCTCCCGTTCAGAGAGCTACTGTGCTTCGCTCCCTGATAAAAGAATGAAGCAAAGCTCTGACAAGGTCAAGGATTAGGCGTGGTTTTGGGCGTGTCGCTGCTCGATTTATCCTTTAGGCCGTTGGACGCCAAAACTCCGCCCAAAGATCCAGTTAAGAAAATGGCAAGTGTCTTGAGTAAGTCGATAAAAGCCGCGTCATTGGGAGCTTGTGCCGATACGGGCTGAGTCACAAATATCAGCGCGTAGGTAATTCCAAGAGTCACGATTAAGAATACAACCGACAAAGTCATGCCAATAAACAAAATCAACCTGGCTTTTATATCCTCAGGCGATAAACGCTTTTGGTATCTAGGGCGATTTTGGCTGTGGCTTAATAATGTCTCCAAGTAAGTCCTCTGTGCAGACGCCTTGCGCTTCGCACCTTGGTCGTTGACATTCATCATTTTCCCAATTCTCAAATTCTTGGCATGGATAGCGCGTATAGCCTTGATAACCGCAAGACGACAACGCCAACAGAAGGCACACCGCCAGCGTTGCCGCTTGCAGTTTTTGGATCACTTGCGACCATAAACCTGATCGTTAGGATTTAACCAGCGCATAAGTACCGGTACGACAGCTGCGACACCAGCGGACAAAATTGCTTTTGGATCTGTTACTCCTGCCATATAGACAGCAAGACTTGCTGCAATAAATGATCGAGCATAACTGGCCAGCATTGGCTTCAATTCGTTCATTTCTTTTTCTCCTTTGTCGTAGCTTTGGGCAGCTCTACAACTGGCAATTCTCCAACATATTCTGCGTACTTTGGCCGACCGAAACCAACAATTTCTTTGCCTAGAAAACGCTGCTTAATCATGACCATTCCGCCATTGCGCTGATCGCCATTGCCGCTGGTATTGCCTTCAATACATAAAACACTTTTTAGGCCAACCTTGGCAACAATTCCAATGTGGCTTATTCGATCGACGCCGTCATGTGGAAAGTCCATGAAGCAAAGATCGCCCAATTCTGGCTTTTCTTTCCAACGGCCAAGATCCTTCATTTTCTGAGCGCCAGAAGCTGTGCTGACCATGTTTGGAATTTTGACTCCAGCTTCATTTGCGCACCAATTTACAAAAGAACCGCACCAAGGCAAGCCGTCTGCTCCGGTAAATTTGCCGTATTTTGTCAAGTTGTCGCCTTTTTCAACTGTGCCGACCTCTGCAAATGCCGCTGCAATTAAAGCTGCGGCTGTACCTTGCGGATAAGTCATGACAACAAGAGCGCCGCTTCGTCGGCTGTAATTCCAAGTTTTTCTAGCAAAGCAGCTTTTGCGATTGCCTTGGCTTGTGCGTCAGCTACTTGTGCTGCTGTCTCAGCCGCTATTGCTTGAATGTTC